AATTGTTAACCCGCCTTCTTAGGCGGTCCCAAATCCGTTGCCATCTCTGACTTTTTTCTTGTCTTGAAAAAAGATTTAACCGACGTGAGTCGGCACCCAAGTCTGTGCTATCCGGAGTTTATACCGGATAGGAGACTGCTCAAGATGATCACTGCCTCTTCCTAAAAGAGGGACGTGAAAGAACTTGAGGAGCGCGGCATATCCATCTAACCGATCCCGCCTTTTCAGCGGTTTCAGTACATATGATCGAGTTTCGAACATATGTAAGCCTTGATTCCAACGAGTTGGATTCATTGCGTCAAGACGGCTATGCCACCCTAATGCACCGCACTCTTGCCCTACAAGGGGAAGACGTTTTCCTAAACGATCTTCAACTTCATGAGCAAGCTCGGCGGAGAGATGATAGAGACCACGCAACCAAGCTAGGTTACTGGTAGCTACCAACCCTCCTATGGCATTAGGCTCTACAGACTGGTTATCTGGGCGGGTTCTAACATAAAGAGGTGTCACATCGACCCCTCTAAATGCATCGACCCCACAGCTCTCTCTGAAGTTACCAACGAGAAAGCTCTTGTTAATGTTGATTTTGAGGCCAACATTCTCAAGCCAGTTCACACACTGATGAGCGTAATCAGAACTGACGATGATATCATCACCGAAAACTCTGATTCGCCTAGCTGCACGCTTAACAAGACCAGGCGTGGGTTTTTTACCCCACTGATCGAGTATAGCTGCGATGCAAGTAATTGCAAAGCAGATACTCTGTACTGGAAATGTTAATGCGTTACCCATACCGGCAAACTTCTCCAACAGTCTAGGCGGACTTTCGTCCGATTCGACGTGGGTTGAGCGGCAATCCATCATGTGGTCTAAGAATAGACCATGATTTCCGAAAACGGCTTCGACCAGCTTAACGCTGAGCAAATCCGACGCGGATTTCAAATCGATGGTTGCCCATTTACCAGTAAGGGAGCCTTCCAAAGCAAGTTGTTGATTCTTACTTTGGTCGGTTAATGCAAGACAATTACTAAGTACTGAGCAACGTGATATATGATCACGAAGCAAAGTATTGAGACCCTGTTGAACAAATTGTTTAACAAGGGGCTCAACAGTAATTGTTCGTCTCGCTGTCGAATTTTTCGGCACCGAGATTAGTCTTGCAGAGCAGCTAGAAGCTCCGTTAATGGAGCCATATGGGATCGTCGACGCAGGGATTTCGGGCCTTTCCGATAACTCGGTTAGGCTGACTCCGAAATCACTGTAGCCATACGATTCCACGTCGAACTCTTCGTTCTTAATAGAGTTCGACAGGGTGGACCACTTCTGGTTCATCCTTAAGCCCTCATAAACGGCTCCGGGACCATGTTTAAACTTGATCTCTCTTAAGTCAACCGAACAAAGGTTGGTTAAGACAAGTTTTGACACGAGACCTATGAGATGCGCATGGCGGTCAGGTATAACTACCTTTCCGGCAGCAACATCACATCGGAAAAACTCAGCAACAGCATCGGCATGAAGACGATCTTCGTCTTCCGATGACATCTGAGTTTTCTTAAAGAGATAAAGCGCTTCTCTTAAGCACTTTATAACTCCCACGTCGGGATTCTCTTTAAGTTCCCCGGAGAGCGGTTCGAATACTTCACAGAGCATACCTGAGAGAAATCTCGGGATTGCTCCCTCATTGATTGTTTTAAAACCAATGGGGCAGGTGAACCTTCCTGTGTGGATACCTTGTGTAAAGGCATCCCCTAAAGAAGGTAAAGCTTTGGTTAGGAACCCAAAGCCTTCGTTTTCGAACCTCTGCTCAATCGTGATGAGATCACGATCGAGGCCTTTCACATCAGGATTAAGCCTTAGGATATCAGTCCACAGGCTTCGTAGGAGTACTACCGGACTTTTCATCAGTTCCTCCTTGAGGTGTCTGATTCCGAGTCCCGATTGCTTCTCCTGGGCTATATGAGCCCTTAACAGCCAGGTCGAGAAATCTCGGCCTGTCTCTATCGGCGGAACATCCAATCAAGCAGAATATCATAATGATAAACGCTAGACTGTATGTAACCATCCAACAGAGAACCTCAAGTCCAATTTCTATTCTAGCCCAGCCCCGATCTGACATTTTGTTAGATCTTCAAGGCTCGAGTTAGGACTGAAACTGGATGAGTCGTGCCGTTGTCACTTCGCTATCATCCCGATAGTCGGTCAGGGCCTTCGCCAATGCAACAATATCCGCATCGGTGAAGCCGAAACCCGGCCGGTTGATAGTGATACTGACGGAAGCGATCTGCTTCTTCGTCAAGCCGCTATAAGGGTCGACTGCGTTCACGGACTTCGTCATTTGGACGTAGTGACGTGAACCGCCGCCCTTATTCTTGGTATGGTTGGTAATGACAGAGTAGCCATTTCCACCCGTATCAGTGCGCTCCGAACCGTAACCATCGGACTTGACAACTGCCAAGACGAGGGCGGGGGTCGGAGAAGCAGCGGCAACTGTGACTGGATCAACAAGCATGGACGTCTCCTTGTGAAATAAATTTTAAGATCGTAGACGGAATGTCTACGACCTCTTAAAATTGATACGCTGTGCAAGAAGCGCACCAAGTATCGACTTCTGGTATGCCGTTAAACTGGCAATATCAGAAGTTTTGTTCACACCAAGGCTGGTACTGACATCCTTACGTATTTCACATACGTAATCAAATACCGAAGTATGAGTGTACTGCCTCTGCGTTGTTTTGGCAGTAACCACACCTAGAGCGGTAATGGTGTCAGTAACATTGGTCTTCGACTTGCGTTCAGTGATGAGTTTACCGTTGGAAACAGCGGTAATCACACCCCAGTTGACTAGAGTAGGATCACGGTTAGTATTATCGATCAATTCGATATAATTACCGAGACCCGTAAACCAGTCAAGTAGCCAGGTCCAAGGGATCAAGTTATACAGATCCGTTGGGGTTGGCACGACGCCTATCCGTCTCGTGAACTCCTTGAGACGAAATAGTGGCGAATCTACATTGGGAAAGTCAAAAGTTGCGTTTATAACTAAACGCAGCTCCGTACTTCTTTCAATGCGGGAATGAAGCTCAATTGAGGATTCAATCCCAAAAGATTCGTAATCGAAGCCAGAGACGCCCGTCTCGCCTGAAACGAAATTTCGTTTCGAGCGATACGTTGTCGGTTTCCCATTCCGCTCTATCAAAAAGTTAATCCTTTTTGATATTTTGGTAGGGGAAGCCGCCAAGTCTAAAACGTCCTTATACAGTTGTTTCCATCCAAAGTGATACGATAAGTATTCACCTGGGATATCTTTCGACGTATTTCTCAGATCGAAAATAATCTTTCTGAGTTTCGGCGAGGTAGATAAGGAAACATACAGCTGACGGAAATTCAACACCGTTGTCCTTAATGAGGACAGCGATCGAGGAATATCCCGAAGCTCTACGACGTTACGAAATAAGGTGTAGCTCCTGTTACCAGGAGACCACCCCTTAAGTAGCGATACAACATTATTAGCTATAAGCTGTGTGTTGTAGGCTATTTCGTTAAGCCGTAAT